TCACGAAGCTGTCAAACACCACGCTGCGAAAGCATCGATCCTTGTGCATATATCTGAGGAAAGAGCCTTTATCCATCGCCGCGGAATTGCATCAAATCCATAATACGCCCCTGCAAGTCCCCCCGTAATAGCTCCGATAGTATCGGCGTCACCGCCCATGTTGACTGCCGTGATGATCGTCTTTGCAAAGTCTGCCCCTTTGATAAACGAAGCGTATGCGCACTCCATGCTGTCTTTCACCCAGCCGGATGGGATCGGACGGTCGGTGAATCCGTAGTTCGCCGCCAGCGTCTTAAGAGCTCTTTGGCCGCCATTAAATTTACGCCCACAGATGCGGCAGGTGCGTTCTACGAGCGTTGTTTTATCCTTCATGACTCGAGCTTTTCCCGCACATATGCTGTGAAGGTTTTCCCTGCTTCTGTCGCCTCTTTGGAGAGACGATCTGTTAGGGCAATGGGGAGATAGAGGGAAATCGTTTTTTTCTCGTTCTCGGCCTCGTCTACTATTCCGAAGATGGATTCGTATTCGTCGGAACTAAGTTTTTCTTCTGCCCATTTGCGGGCGGATTCATAGGCGAGCGGTTCTATTCTCTCTCCGTAGCCGGTGCTTCCTTCGCCGAGGTGTTCGGCGTATTTGCTCCCTGCACCGCCTTCACAGTGCAAGAAAAATTCATTTGTCTTTTTTTTATATAAAGCCTCTTGGATAAAAAACAAGTTGCTGTCTAGGTTGATAGACCAAACGCCGCATCGGGTCGCAGTACTTGTGTTATAGACTTTGTTGTTTATTATCTGTTTCATGTTTGCTCTCCTTATACAAAAGAGAGGGGGCGCGCCCACCTCTCTGACTGTGTTGTATTACCGGCTGCGAGCGCAGGCGCTTAGCCACTCGTTTGCTACGCCTTGAGGAACACCTCTTGTGAGGTCTTGATTCATGCGGCGAGATGCCCTCTCGATTTCCTCGTCGCAGTCATCATATAACATGTTTTGGAAGATGTGCTCTATGAGCTGCTTGTTGTATCCGGAAACATGGAAGCGCGGGTATGCCTCCTCCATCAGCTGCCGAAGTGGTTCGGGGTCTGCGATTGCCATGTCTTGAACCGTCCAAGGGTTAATTCTCGGGTCGGTGGCACCGTAAGCGGCGGCGACTTTTCTGTAGTTTAGATTCTTTTTCATTTTGGTTTTCCTCCTCTATAGATACCATCGGGCTCCTGCCCTTTTGTTGATTCTATAGTATCATAGAGTTTATATAATATCAAGTAAATTATTGAGTTTATATAAACTATTTTAGAGAAATAAAAATAGCCCCGAAGGATATTCTCCCTCGAGGCTTTCAACTTATATTCAATTTACCATTCCGCGACGGTGTAAACAACGCTGCCCCCCTTAACATCGCCGCCCTGTCCGTGGACAAGCCCTTCCCAGCGTCCGACCTGCAGACCCGCTGTCCAGTAGGCATGTCCGTCAACCTGCGTCATGCCCGCTTTGACCTTGCGACGCTTGTCGAGGTTAATTTTGTATACGCCGACTTGATAATCTTTGTTGTCGGGCTGCGGTGCCACGACGGTTCGATCCGTCTTTTCGAGCGCCTCAGCCGGCAGCGTCGTATCGTTCTTGTTAATACGCTCCTGCACCTGCGCCGCTGCTCGCTCGACAGTTGGCGCCGTTACTGTGACGTGTGTGACAGGCTGCACCTTTCCTTCCTGTGCGCGCTCGACGACTCGGGCAAGCTGCTCTGCCTGTCCCTCAGAGATGCGCAGCCTCTCTCGGAGTGTATCGGCGTCCCGTGCCTGATCTTCACTCATGATCTGCGCTTCTCTGAGTGCTTCCTGTGTCCCTGCATGATAGCGGTATGCGAGGACAGCCACAACGGCAAGTACAAGGACGCACAGCACAGATATGATGATCTGCTTGCGTGTCATCTGAGGTCCCTCCTATCGTCCATATGGCCCGTCGCCATATACGGGCACGCCGTAGGGAGTTGTGAGATCGACGCTTGCCACGTACTGATACGTCCGCTCTGCGCGATTAGCATATCCTAGCGCGTATTCCTCACAGCCCGCCGCCGTCGCATATTGAGCGCGGAACAGCTCGTACACCTGCCGCAGGCTGCGCAGATTGTATCCGCGCTCCTCGCGGCGCTGGAGGAAATTCCGAACAACATAGTGTGACGTCGGGCACCATATGCCCGCGTAGATGAGACACCTCGAATCATCCAGTGTTGCGATCTGCTGGAGCGTATGGACATACGTCTCGCAGTCCTCTGAGAGCTGCTGCAGCTGCGCCGCTTGCCCCTCTGTGGATTCAAGCTTCATCTGCAATCCTCGGAGGTCGTCTCCGTAGTTTCGAATACTCGAGTATGACCGGTTCGCATAGTAGTCGCCGTCGGGGATACGCGCGAGTAGTTCATTTGCGCGTGCTCCCTCCCACTGAGAGCATCCGATCGATGGATAATCCCCTGCGGTGCTGCAGCTCACCGATCCATAGCCTCCTTCAACGCCTGTTTCAATGAGCCCCTTCGCGATCTCAAGAGCAAGTTCTTGTACGTCCATCATTTACACCTCCTTTTTCGCACCGAGGCCGCTCTTCTTGCGGATCAGTTCATAGAGTTCCCCCGCCTCCTCGATGCCCGACTTCTGCATGTTCTCAAGGATTGACAAGAGTTCCGTCATTGACAAATATCCAATAACGACAACGACCGCAACCGTCGGCGCGCCCGCATGGATACACATCCAGTCAACGATCCATGCTGCGGCAACAACGCCGAAGTATGTGAGCATCTTCGTCACAAACCGATGCCGCATTTCGTCACTGCGGATATAGCCCGCCCGTTGTGCTGCGCGGATATTGCAGAAACACGTCCAAAATCGCGGTTTCTCTACGCCGCTATCAATAAGATGCTGCCGTGACAGCGCGAGCCATTTAGTCAGTAGATCGACGACGACGAGCACCGCAAATGCGGCGAACAGCCGGACATGTGTGTACGATATAAGCGTGAGGATGCAAGACGTACAGAGCTTAAACAGCCATGCCTCCTGTAGCCTCTCCAGCACCTTCATCATGATCTCCACTCTCCTTTGTCTCCTTTCATTGCATCAAAATAGCCGCCCCACTGAGCGGCTATCCTGTGTTCCTACATCATCCTTCATGCGTTGCGAGATATTCCGCGACGTCTTCGCGGTACAGCTCTGGCACGACAGGCTTCTTGTCCTCGTTGTCCTCGTCCGTGATGACCCATTTCCCCGCACGCACGAGCAGCGCATAGACGGGGATCATGTATTTGTACTTCGTCTTGCTCATTTTCCTTCACCCCCTTTCGCGGCTTCGAGGGCGGCGAGTCGTTCTGCGTGCGCCGCTACGGCTTCGGCAAGTGCGACAATGCCCTCGTCTACGGGAGCAGAGGGTGCTTCGTGTGGTTCTTCCTCTTTCGATTCGGGCGGTGCTGCGGGCTTCGGAATCTCCCGATACTCCCATTTCCCGCCGACATAATAGCGGTCATGCCCGTCCTTCTCCTTCGGGGGCTTGACTTCCGTCATGTTGCCCGGGATTTGCCACACGCCGCTGATTGGACTGCGGTCAGTGTCGTCAAGCGTGCGCTCACCTACATACTTACCACTACCGTCGTAGGCATAAACTGTTTTTGTCATGTTGTACCTCCTCAATACTTTATTTGAGCAATAAGATGTAGCGCGGGCGGTTGCACGGTGTCAGAACGGCCATAAATCGGGTTGTTCGCTCCCGCGGATGTGTCACTTGTTGCGACGTCAACAACACTAAAGCCGCCGCTACTTATCTCTTTCTGCGCGGAAGTACCCACCCACCCGTTGAGTTTATGCGTATGCTGTGGCAGCCCCGCTTCAACGCTCTTAACTGTCTCTCCGCCTTGCAGGACACGCCCTGTCATATTGGGTAGTGTCAGCTTGTCCTGCGCCGCGTCATAGACGTACTTGGAGCAGTCCTGCGCGTACTGCCCCGCTGTGACGGCCATGCCCGCCTCTTGTGCCCACGCAAGGAGACGTGGATATTCGCTTGCTTTAACCGTTGCGCCGTTGGCTTTGATAAAGCCGTCCCTGAGTGTCGGGCGCAAGACGATGTCTCCTACCCGCGCACCCTCGCGCACGTCATCAATGATCCACGTCACTCCACCGTCTGTAATAAGTTTACCCGCGGACACTTGCCTCATTTCGGCAGGCTCTGTGCTTGCGGTCGTCCCCGCCTTGACACACTCAAGCCGCGCCCATGATGGGAGCGCTCGGCAATAGGCGATGTCGCCAACAGCGTAGGCGGTGAAGTTCTTGCGGATGTTCAGACCGACATTATCAATGTGCGCGATCAAGTCAGGCGCTGCTTTTTCGACGGTGACAGACTTGTCCGAAAGTTTCCTAGTCGTGACGCTCCCGTCCGGATGATCAAGCTCGGCAGCTGTACGGTGTGTCTTGATTCCATCTGTCGCACCGTTCGTGATTGCTTCCTCGAGATTTTGTGTAATCCCTTCGACGTCGTTATCCATGCAGTCATGCCCGTGCTTAACAATGAGATTTGCGATTGCTTTGCACATCGCCGACCACTGATAGTACATCTTGTTATGCATACGCGAGAGCGCCATACCCGGCATAACGCCGCCAATGCGCTGTGTCGCCTCTTTGTACTCCGAATCATTATAGGTACGCTCAGGCGCATTTTCCTCATTGAAAATTTGGAAGTTTGTCTTTGCCATTCTGGTTCCTCCTTACGTCCAGTAGCTATCGTCGTAACCGCTCATTCCAGTCTTTGGGTTATCCACATCATAAGCAAAGGATACGTCCGGCATAGAATCCATCCAGTTCGCGTGGTCGTATCCTTTGATGGTATCTGTTTCGAGGTCGTATCCGAACACCGCCTGCCCGGCAAAATAATAATTCACCCGGACGCCCTGCGGTTTTGGAATAATAAGCCCCTGCCGAATCATCTCATTGGTGATTTGGTCATCAATACCAATGGCGAGGACGTCGATCGTCATATCCTGATTGTCTTGGATAATGATTCCTTTACCGAATAGTGCGCTCCACAGTTCCTTGATGTCGTATATCCCACCTGTCCACATATTCTTTGCGATCCGCGCGCGGATCAGGGTGCGATATGCTTCATTATCGAGCACTGACGACAGCCCCTTGTCCGGCTGATACGGCAGTGTGCGTTGCGCGCCGACAAACTCGCCGAGGACATCCTCCTGCACGCCTGTCGCATTGTCGAGATCATATTCATCGTCAAGATAAACGGCGAGCGCAAATATATCATCCGAGCAAGAAAGCAGGGCTTCGACCGTTCGCATGAACTTCCTGCGCCCGCGGTGCTGCGATGTGATGAGGTCAAGGTACGAATCCATCATCGGCATCAAACCACCTCCACCGTAACCGCAGAACTCTTTGCAATGGCATTGTACGGGATGATGATATCGGCAATGCCGAGCGTTCCGCCAGCTCTGCCGAGCTGCACGGACTGCAGGGAAAACGGCGGGCGCAGTGCATCGTCAACGGCTGCCGAAATCGCAGTGAGGATGCCCGTCGTCGTCACATTGGTGCCAATGCCGAGGCATTCGATGTATTCGGTGATATTCCGCTTGATATCTGCTTCGACGGTCGTTGTAAAGGTCGCATATTTTTTGATGGTAACCTTGACCGCAATCTCTTGATAAATCGGGCGAAAAAACCGAATTTCATTTTTCAATCCGTCTGAGTTGACGTAGATCGTTGTCGTTGTCCCGTGCGTTCCGCATCCCGGACCTTTGCGCAGGTAGATTTGCTCTGCCACCGCAGAATCAATCCCACCCTCTACAACGGCAGCGATACTGTGACCTGGGACGCCGTTTTCATCCGTGTTGTTCGTGTCGTTTTCATACACCTTGTACCGCGTAACGCCTGCGACGCTTGCGATGCCGGCAATGGTGCTGTCAACCATGTTTTGGCTCGGAATCGCCGTTGAGATGGATTGACGCTTGCGCAACTCCTCATCCGTTTCGATGGGACGCCCTTTGACCGCAGGCACTTTATTGGTGGCCGACAGCCACCCATACTGCGGGTTGCTGATTTTCGTGATGGTGCCGACGGGCGCCTCCACCGCGCCGACGTCACGGCATCGCGCCGTCGTTTCGAGTGTTTCTTCCTCGAATCTGATTTTCTCCGGGAGTTCCCACTTCCGCCCCTGCGTATCCTCGACGATGCCTGCGGGGATGGTCGTTCCCGGCACGCCCGTCAGCGTCAGCACGCAGGTTGAGTGTGTTGCGGTCTTGCGGCGCAAACCGTTCAGTTTGACGCGGCTCGACAGCCCCGTGCCGACTGCCGTCTTTGCGCTCTGATTGTTGTAGACAATCTGCAGCATCTGCATCGTGTCGTAGGTCTTGAGCGCAAATGCCGAGATCATCTGATAATCCTGCGCGTCATTGCCGAGGTAGATGTCCTCCCCGTAGATTTTCTTAAACTGCGCGATCAGATCATCCCGAACGTCGGCGTAGGTCGGCACATGAAGCCCCGCATCGTCAATATATGGCTTGAAATATGCCATAGCTATACCTCCTCGTCGATGCTGAACGCACCATATTCGCTTTGAATCGCCGCGCGAATGGTCAGCCGGCGATTCTCGTTATCCCATATCGGGTCAAAGGACAAGATGGACAGGACATGCGGCGTCTGCTGGATGCGGTCGCGTATGATTTGCTCTGCCGCCTCCACATCCCGGTGTGCGATGATCTTCTGCCAATAAGGAACACCGTCCTCGATGTCCTCCCACCACTCATAAATCAAAAGACGCAGCCGCGTTAAAATCGCCTGCTGCACCGCCGCTGCTCGCTCGATATAGGCATGTCCATTGCCGAGGGAAAAATCCCCGGCCTCGTCAAGCGCACGATATCTCATGACACACCGCCTGTTGTTCCACCGCCCGGCATAACGCCGCCGTGCATATGCCCGAGGAAGCTGCGCCCATCAATAACGACACCGCCGCTGATTGTGACGCCGCCTGCCGCCTTTATGTTGATCGTGCTTCCGCTGATCTCGATAGAGGCGTCCCCCGATGCGTTGCGCAGCTGCGCCGTGTCTGGAGAATATCCGCCGACGACGCTGGGTTGACTGCGAAAACCGACAAGGGCGAATCCATCGGAAAGATCATGTCGACGCTTTTCCGCTTGATTCTGCACGCCTCCAGACTGCCACCATGCGTCGATGCAGTTGTCGCCAAACACGACGAGACAGTCGTCGCCGGGCTGAATCGGAAGCGTCAGGCAATACCCGCCGCCCGAATAAACGAAGAAGGGAACATCCGGGAGGAGCGGTATCTCAGCCCATTCGAGCACGCCGCCCCGATTCATTCGTTCGCAAATCGCGAGCCTAACAGTACATGTCTGCCGCGCATAATCGACCGACTGGATAATGCCGGGTGCGGCGACACGCAAATCAAAAGCGAACCCGTCCATCTCCCGCTTGCTCTGCTCGATTTCCTCAGCGAGCCGTTCCGAAACCTTGAGCATTCCATCACCTCATTTCATTGTCTGTCCTGCGCCGTTCACCGTGGTCAGGAGCCCCATGCGTCCATTGCGGCTGACGCCTATCACCGATGTTGTCCATTCGTCGCCCCACGTGTCCCCGTGATGCTCGACAGAGAACACCTGATACTCACCGTCCTGGTCGAACTGCGCCGTCTGCGGGAGTTGGTCGTTCCTTTGCTGTCCGCTACTGGGATCAATCTGAATCGCCTGCCGCTGAATGATCTCATTGTCGATTTGAATCATCGTGCGCAGCTTCACGCGCGGGTCGAGCAGCATTTTAATCTGTATGCCTTGGTCGGTATAGATGGGCGTACCGACAAGCCCGGTATTCGGCGTGAGTACGAGCAAACGATCCTCTGGGATCTCCTGCTCGACCGTTTCTATCGTCAGTTTCCCATCTTCACCCTCCCAGTAGGCGGCGTCGTTCCACGTGCAAATATCGCGCAGGTATTTTGCGGGCGTACCGAAAAGCACCTTTCCGCGTGGCAGCGGCTCAGCGGGCAGCTCCTCGCTCACCTCGCCGACGCCTATTTTCTTATCCGCCTGTCCTGCGACTGCATTCACCACATCGCGCGGCGTACTTCCCGCTGCGATGGTGCTGCGAACGTGATTCATAAAGAGGCTTATCATCCCTTTGATGGCGATGATCTCCAGGCGGTAGTCTGTGCCATTCTCGCGGTTGCGGAAAATTTGAACGATGTCGCCTGTGAAAATCTCGCCGTACTGCCCTTCCTCGTAACCGCCGAAAATGGATATCTGAAAGCCCTCCTCGATCGCCTCTTTCTCGGTTGCAGCGTTCATGTTGTAGACGACAAGCGTTCCAATCTGCACGGCGGTCTCAGTTGTGGTCTTTGTCTGAAACTCGCATTTGAGCATAGACACATCCATCTCGGTGTCATGCTCCGGATCCCGCTCATCGGTTGCACTCCCGTTCTCGTCGGTCTTGTAGGCAGGCTTGTAAATCAGGATTTTCCATTTCCGCCCGTAGAGCCGCCCTCTGCGTGCTGGTGCTTTCGTCACATCTCCTTCATTTGTCTCCGGCATCGCTGTCCCCCCATATGACATACCAGTCACTCTCAAGCGTCGCCTCGCTCGGCCATTGCTCCATAACGCGGCTGCGCGGGACAATCCACACACTGCCAACGCCGAGATAGCCGGCCTGCTCGAGGATGTTCTGTCCCGGCAGGAGCGGCAACCCGGAATAGACGAGATCATCATTTCGGTAGATGTCGACGAGCCAGTATCCCGCAATATCGTTGTAGGTCATCCGGAACCGCAGAAGGGTGTTTCCGCCGTCAATCGGCACTTTGGCGCTGAATTTGTGATTCGGGATCCCCTGAAACGGAACGATAGAAAACACCTGCACACCTCCTATGTCAAAACGCCTCTGCCCGTATCCAAAATGACACGTGCGGCGGTCTTATTTACATCATCACCCGTCTGCACGGGCGTCTGCCCTGATGATGTCTCTCCTGCAGATGCCGAGGCGCGCGCGCTGACTGCCGTCTCCGCCACGGTCGCAAAGATGATCTCTCGCAGCCGCACGGTGCACCGCAGTGCATGGAGCGTATTAACATCGTCTGGCGCAGACAGCTCCTCGATGAGCATGTTGTGATAGATCTGCAGCCGTGTCTCGACGGTAATCGGGACGCGCGCCAGCTGCATCGCACGCAGACTTTTCCACGCGGTGATGGATCGGCCTGCTCCCGGCGTGGTCATCATGTTCGGCATACATGGCAGACCCGCAAAATTGCTGTACATCTTGCCAATCGACTGCAGAATGTTGCTGAATACCGGCGGCGCCTGCATATAGCTGTCAGAATTAGCGTCCGACATCATAATCTCAATGGTGACCTCGGCGGGCTCAATGACAGCATGATCAGTCATGGTGACACCCGTCTGCACGGGATAATTCGTCGGGCGCACACGGCTGATGTGCTCGGTGCGCATGATGCCGTCAAAGTGCATCCCGCCGATCGGCCATTTCGGAACGCGGAACAGGAATTGCTCCATATCCTTGTATCCGGTCAAGAAATTGATGATCTCATAGTGTCCCGTCATCTTACCGATCTCTGCCCCGACCTTCATCCAGTCGGGCTTTTTCTTGCCGGAGACAAGATCGGAGAAATAATTGATGCCGTCAAGAGACAGCCCCTTTTTAACGCCCATGAAATCACCTCCTCAAATCATAACCGGCGCGCCCGTCATCGTCCGACTGCGAAGGATATGTGCGCCCTTTTGTGCGAGCATGCTCATGGTCTCCCGACCGACACTCCTGCCGATTTCTGCGGCACTCTGGTTCGTTCCGTTGACGGTAACGCCGCCGACGTTGACCTGATAGACAACGTTTCCTCCGCCTCCGCCGGACTGATATCCACCATATCCGCTCTGCCGAGCACCGGACATCAGCCCATTGTAAAGTAGCGGATCAACGCTGTATGTCGAAGTGAAGGATGTCTGCATGATCGGGGCGCTCGTCCTTGGTCTCTTTTTGACGCCCGGGAGGCCGCCTGCCGTCTGAACCGGTTCGGATGGTTCGGCACGCAGAATGTCGCCGTTCTTTATCCTTTTATACCACTCCGCAGTATAGGCTTGTTCGTATCCGTGCTTTCCGACTTCAAACTCATCTGTCCAGACCGTCGTCGATTCGGACGGAGACATGCCGTTCATCCGCGCCGGGTCTAGTCCGCGCTGCTGCGCCTCGATAATCGCATAGTCCGTCTGTACGCCCGGGTCTTGCGGATCAAGCCCGTGTTCCTTCGCCCATGCAAGAAACGCCTTTGTCCGCTCACCATTCCACTGGTACATGCCATAGCCGCCGACATGGCCGACACCCGGAACGTCGTGCTCCGGAACATCGCTTGTATCAAAATTGTGCTCCTGCTCCAAACGCCCCATAATGCCGGCGATTGCCTCGTCGGAATAGCCTGCCGCTTTGAGACGTTCGTATACAACGCGAGCGTTCCACGCTCGGTCGCCTTTCCCGGCAGGATTGCCATCGCCGTCCCCGCTGAGAATCATCCACGCCTTGCGGAACTCCCCGTCTTTGAGCGCAAGAAGCGCCCGACCGAATTTTCCGACCCGCGAAATTGCAGCATCGATCATTCTGCCGATCTCCTCCCAAAAACGACGGAACGGCGCGCTGTCGCGCATCATCCGGAGAAGATCGCGGAAAACACCTACCGCACTCGACACGATCCGAACGAGCGCTGTGAATATGCCGAATACGGCGCGGATCGCATCGCGGAAGGTGTAGACATGGTCGGTCTTTCCGAGCTCTCCAAACAGCCCGCGAAACGCGATATTCACAAGGTCAAGGATGACATTGAAGGTATCCATGAGAACGCTCGCGAGTTCGCCCACAGCGTCGATCAGGTCGCGGTATTCCTTTGTTTTGCGCACTTCATTGGCGAGTCGAGAAACCCAATGAATGAGGCTTTTGACAGTCCCCAAGAGGGACATGAACATATCCCATAGTTTTTCTATGGCCGAGCTCAGATGCCGGACGGCGCCATGCTTTTCCATGGATTCATAGAGGAGCTTTGCTTGCTCGATCCATGCCGAGACGTAGGTGGCCGCGAGCTCCCAAAGCGCCCCGCCGATCTCTTTGATCTCGGACAGAAACGCCCTCAGTTCGCTCGAACCTCGAACGCGATTGAAGAACGCCGACACAGCGCCGGCGAACTCGTCCCACTTCTTCTTTGCCGCCGCGATGTACTCGCTCAGCTTGTCCCAATATGCGCCGAGGGCGGACTGCTTGCCCTCCATATGACCGTAGTAATCGTCGATGAGAAGGAGCAGCGAACCTACCAGCATCAGCATGCGTGTGAGCGGATTCGCCCTCAGTGCGACCGTCAGTGCGGCGAGCGCGGCGAGGGCGATCTTGACGCCCTTCGGGAAGCTGTCCCACATCGCCCAAAGCGATTTTCCGATGTCCATGACGAGCGTCAAGAAATGTCTGCCCACGTTGATGATGTAAACGAGGAGGCGCGCGGCTTTCTCCGTCCAGACACTCATGTTTTTGACAAACATATCGTTAAAGCTGCGGAACTTCTCGCGCGCTTCTGATAGCGGGCGATTCAGATACTTCATGAGATAGTATCCGACCCATGTCATTGCATAGGAGACCTCTTGCTTGAGCCGCGTGAACTCAAACATGAGATCGCGGAAGCCCCGCATCGTCTCTGCGAAGTCCCCGCCGACCTTCATCTTGCGCCCGTCTTCGGTGAGCTTGTTGAAACGATCCATCAGCTCGGGCGTCAGCATAATGTCCTGTATGGATTCGCCGAGCGCGTCCGTCGCCGCTTTCATCGTCCATGCGGCATCCTTGCCGACCATCATCTGACGCGACAGTTTCTGCATGGCGATATCCTGCTTAGCAGCAGCCTTCATCAGGCCAAAAATGGACGCCGTAACGCTTGCGATCGCCGTCCCAATGACGGCAGAGGCGCGGACGAAGTTTGCGGCCATATGCCCCGTTGCCGAATCCACGGTACGGTCAAGGCTTTTAATCGTCGTCTCTGCCTCCCGAAAGCCCGGCTTATCAATCCGTGCGCTGAGGCCGACAAGATATTCCTGTATCATCTCACCGATCATGTATTCACCTCCTTATTTGCCGCGCATTCCTCCGCTCGACGTCGATTCTCTCCCTCCACGAGCATGATCTCATGCATATCGAGAAGATCATTGAATGTATACGTCCCGTCCCACAGTTCATGCTGCTGCCATTTCCCTGCGATGACGGGCGCATACACCCACGCGTTTACGTTTCTGTAGGCGCAAAGTTCAAATCCCGGAGACCGGCCTGCAATTCCTTCAAGCCGTCTCCGCTGAAAAAACCCGAGATGTTGAATACCAACGCGTGAATCGTGAGCATGATGACGAGCATCGCATTGTCAGCGACGTCCTCGACGCCCCAGCTACCGTTCTCATTTAGGAGCGGCGCGGTGCGCCCGGGCAGAACCTCGCCGACGACGGAGAGGACGTCCTTCTGGAACGCGATAAACTCCGCCTTGCTCATCAGCGCACGGTTCGGCAGGGATATGGGCGGCGCATCCTCTCCCTCTGCGCGCACGGCGTTCATCAGTTTCGCCTCCATTCCCATCGGAAGCATTTTCTCCATGAGCGTGAATGCGATATAACTTCCTGTAAAAGCGTCAAAGGAGCGGATTTCAAATTTCCGCCCCTGTATCTCGACGACCTTTTGGGTTTGTCGTTTCATCATTTACCTCCCCATCAAAGCTGGATGCGCTGAATATCTGCAAACAGAATCTGCCATGCGACGCGCTGACCTTGGCTCTGCAGCGGCTCGTCCGGCTCTTTCGTGAAGGAGCCGCCGGAGCAGTAATAGGTCTTGCCCATCTTCGGTGCTTCAATCGTCATAGAGATTGTCGTCCATGCCGACGTGTCTGCCTGCCAGCAATAATTAAAGAGCCCCTGCAGATATTTGTGCAGGGAGCTCGTCTGCTGTGCGTTGATGGAGACGCTACCATTGTTGCCGGCAATCTTGCTGACCATGACCGAACCGTCCGACGCGACATCATGCACAGACCGGTCCGTCGTTTTCGACACGGTCATATCCCCGATGCCCTCACCCTGTATCGATAACGACCCGTAACCAGGGCAATTGATCGTCGCGTTGACATCGGTAAACGAATAGGTACTTACGTTTGCCATCCTTTATCCTCCCTTCTTAACGATTGACATCGACCTGAATGGTGATGTGATGGATTGCGCCTGCGAGCTTGAGCGACACGTAGATCGGCGGTGCATTGCGCGCGTCGCGCTCTGCCTGCGACTGCTCGTTGATCGGCTCACTCTGAATGAGGTATCCGCTCGGGAGCACCTGCCCATATTCGAGAGACATGAGCTCCTCGCCCTTCCAGACACCTTCCTTGATGAATCCGATGCGGTTCATATCGTCGCAGACTTCTTTGATTGCGGTCTTGATGCGCCCCATGCCAGCTTCGGTCTGCGGCAGCTTGTTCGCGTTGACGAGCAGGTCCATGATGGAGAGCTGCATATCGTTTTTGAACTTGTCGAGGTAGATGATCTCATCGAACCACGAGCCGTCGCCGACACGCCCCTCCTCGAACACATCGTAATAGTTGCCACGGTTGACGTAGACGTTACCGTAGTTCTTCTTGATGTTGTTGAGGTCATTCGTAGTGAATGTCTGCATGTAATTCTCCGACTGCACGCCTACTTCTCTCTTGTACGCGAGCGTAAATGCACTGTTGATCGTGGATGCACTCATCGCACCCATCGCCCAGCCGATGACTGCGCAGATCGCGTCCTTGTGCGACGTGGAATACTGCCCGATGATGCGGCGGTATCCCTTGCTCTTGATCGCGCCGAAGATTCCGCCGTCCGCTGCCTTTGCCTTGTTGTCGGACGTCGTAAAAGCGAACATTGTCGACGGCGTACACGCCTCGACAAATTCCTGCACTTCGAGGAGCTGCGCGTCTGTCATGTCACCGCAGTAAATACCGGCGTACCACTCAGAATCTTCCTGACGGCAGGCCTGAATCGTCTTGATCGGTGTCTCCTTATTGGCGATCTTACCAATCGCGACGAGAGGCGGCTTCTTTCGCTG